TTTGTATATAGCAGATCATTTGGATGAAATAGATTTAATACAAGCTAAAACTACTGACAACAAATTTATTAGTGAAATTGAATACAACCAAATGAAAGCAAGTTTCACTAACGAAGCATTGTTGAAACAAGAACTTGATGGTGAGTTGTTGAATCTACAAGCAGAGAACAGTGTGTTAGCAGGAGTTCATTATACTAAAGAACCTGTTGATATGCCTGAAGAAGGTCTAGTAAGCATTGGCATTGATGGCTCTGGTTATGGCAAGGACAAAACCGTCATAACTTATCGTGTTGGGAATTGGTACGAACAGAAGTGCTACAATACCTTGACTGGACATGATGCTAGAAATGAAATCAAGGCTATGCTCATAAAACACCCAAAATGGAGAGTGGTTGAAATAAACATTGACATGGCTTATGGTGAATCTATTTTTGAAAACCTTAGTATAGAATATGATTGTTGTAATCTTATAAATTTTGGTTCTTCACCTATTAGTGATAAATACCTAAATCGTAGAGCAGAAATGTATTTCAATATGATTGATGGTGTTCGCAAAGGTTTACCAATAAGTGAACAAATTGAAAAAGAATTAAATGCTACTTTGTTTGAGTTTTCTCAGAATGGTAAACTCAAACTTATCGCAAAAGAGGAGATAAAACTTGTTATTGGTCATTCACCTGACATTACTGATAGTTTGGCTTTAACTTATGCCAATGGTAATAGAAGTAAGGATTCTTATATTGAAGATTATGAAGACCCAACCCTACGATGGAATCCATACGATTAAGAGGTTATATGAGAAGTTATAAAAAATTTTGTCCAAATCACTATACTGAAATTGAGAACTATTTTGAAGCATTAAAAGACGATTTCAAAGGATGGACTTGCCATCATAGAAATGGTGAAGAGTTTAGTGTTGAATGGTTGAAAGCGAATAATATGTACTACAATCGTTCAGACCCACACGAATTTAAATTTATGCGTACTTATGAACATAAGAGCTTACATGGGAGAATTAGAGAGTTTTCGGAAGAACATAAAGCAAACATAAGCAAATCTAAAATGGGTCATCAAGATAATATAGGAATTGTTCATTCCAATTTTGGCACTAAATTTAAAGAACATTATGGTCTGACTTTTACAGACGATGCTAATTTATACAAAAGAGAAAGTAAATTTTATCATAGACACGGGTATTGCAGATGGGAAAAAGATTACAGAAGAACAGCATGGAACAAAGGGAAGAAGTTAAAGAAATAACTGGAACCCAAGAGACTGATTTAACAGAAATTAAGCAGGATTTGGCAGAAATCAAAGAAACTTTGAAGAAAATTGAGCAGTTGATTGCCACATTATTGAATATATTACCATACAAACGATAAAAACTATAAATATATGGTAATGGAGGTGTAAATGATTACAGCAAATGTCCTCATATTAAATGCTTTGAAAGCCATTGGTATTGAATGTGAAATTGGTGATCAGCCCGATGATGGCTACTATTTCAATGCTGGATTGACTGAATTAAACAGTCTTATAACCGAACTAAACATTCAGGACTATTTGGCAGAAGCTCGTAAGGAGAAATTGGTTAGAGCTGGTGGCAAGATTAGAATTGGTAATAGTGATGATTACGAAATTAAAGAAAAAGAACCACCAGTTAACATTAAGGCTTTGTCCCGTAGAAGTGGATTGAGTTATTACAAATTAATTAAGTGCGATAAAGCACGAATTTACAACCAAACTAGAACAGGTCTTGCTAATTTGTTCACATACAACATTGAACACGATGAAGATAGACACTGCATGTACGGTGAAATCTTTACTGATGGTGGAATGACCAGTGATTTTCTCGTCATTTACAACAAAGGTTTCCCACAATATAAAGGTGATGACGAAATATGGTTCAGTGAAATGAGTATTAATTTGTTAGAAGAAGGACTCAAATACAAATTAGCACAACGATTCAAAATGCCTGATGCTCAAGTGTTTGAACAAAGTTTCAAAGAATATAAGCACTTAGTTCAGGAAGCAAATGGAATGAATAACCCAAGTACATACGATTTAGGCGATGGCAACTATCTAGCTGGCTACTATAACTTGATTGGAGGTAACGGATGGTAAGTATTGAAAGTGTAAGAAAATACTGCAAACGATCTGATATACCACTTATTGAGAACTATCAGCAAGCAATAGCTGATAAAGAAAATATGTGGGAATGTCATCATCGTTTGGAGTTACATCCAGATGGAACGGAAAGATTTTCAAGAAAAAGTCTTAAAAAATTGGATTTGCTTAATAATAGACCACACACAGAACTTATATTTTTAAGATTTGATGTGCATCAGGCACTACATAAGCGTGGAAAAGCAAAAAGTGAATTTGGAAGAAAATACATTGAACATTACGGATTTGGAAAAAGAGATAATGTTAAGTTGTATGACCACGAAAAGGAATACTATCGCTACCACGGGCACTGTAGTTGGGAGGCATAAATGAATGTAGTTAATACCTCCGTAATAGATTCATTTGTTGGTGGTCAGAACAAAGCCGAGAATCCAAACATTCAAGGCTGTTCAATCTCCAACAATATGATTACAGAAGTAAATGGCGAAGTAAAATACCTTCGCTCATTGTTTGGTAAGAAGTTCTATAAAGAATTAACCACGAACAAGTATAATTGTACTGGTTCGTTTTATGCTTCAGTAGGACTTGAAACCGAAAATAGACTGCCAAGTTCATTTTGGTGTTTCGGTAGCCAAGTATATGAAGTTCGCCCAAGTGGAAATGTTGTTAAAATTTTGACTGGACGAATGGATAAAGAATATGGTTGGACCTTCGTTGAAAGTGGTGGTGAAAGACCATTTTTGTTAATTTGTGATGGAAATACATTACACGCATATAACTTGTATACTGGTGAAATGAAGTTAGTGGAAATGCCACTCGGTATTACAGGTGATACCATTGTTCCAAGTAGTGTTTCTTGTTTAGCTGGTTCTATTATAGTTAGTGATAAAAACACTGGTTATGCTTATTATTCACAACCTTATGTGCTTTCCAACGATACTATGGAAATCCTAAGGAGAGATAGTGATGGCAATATCGTCACTGATGGTGATAAGAAACCATTATATGAACCAGTGAGTGTTTGGGATGGTAATATCTTCTATGACATGTACGCAACACTACAATACAAAAATGCTGAATCTAGTTCCGATAGCATCGTTTGTTTGAAAGCAGTAGGCGATGTTCTTACTGTATATGGTAGAAGTTCCATTGAATTTTGGACTCGTAGTGATACCGAAGGTATGACATGGATTAGAACAAACTATACAAGTAATAATAGTTTGGGTTTGAAAAACGCAAGAACAGTTGGTGTGTTCAATAACTTACAAGGTTTCTTAGGTGCTGGAAACAGAAGTGGTTTCGGCGTCTATATGATTGAAGGAACACAAATAAGTAAAATTAGTCCAATATGGCTTGACGAATTGTTGTTCAGGTCCACATTAGTAAATGTTTTTGCTTATGGTTATAGTTATTCAAACCATAACTTCTATGCTGTACACTTCAAAGATGGTAATGACAGAGAGCGTTCATTTGTATATGATTTAACATCAGGTGATTGGCACGAAAGAACTTCTTTGAATGTTGTTGATATGAAAGCCGAAGCAACACACTATGTTTATCCTGTGTTCACTAGAGAAGGCCAACTATTATACGGCTCATTTAAAACAAGTAAACCATCAGCAATATATGAAGGAACAAAGAATTACTGGTACGAAGATTTGACAGCAACACAGAAGATGTCCTTTGTTCGTGGTAGACAAACACCACTTATCATTGACAGTGAAAGAGAGTTTATTCTAAATGCTCTCAGCATTGAAGGTAATTTCGGACAATGTGATGATAGAAATATAAAACCATTGTGTATGCTAGAAATTAGTAGAGATGGTGGCTATACTTACGGAAACACTATTACAAGACCTATGCCACGAACAGGTGAATACAAAAAGAGAGTAATTTGGAATGGTTTAGGACTTGTTCGTAATTGCGTGATAAAATTTAGTACAAGTGCTCCAGTTGATTTGTTAATACAAAATGCTTCAATGGCTACGGTTAGTTTGGGGTATAGACTATGATAGAACAAGACTTGCTTAATGGTGAAATAAACCTTGGCTCAACATTAAAAGATTTGTTGGCTGTGACTCAGGGTGCTTGGATTGAGACTGAAAAGAATGGATGGCTATTCACGAAACTTGGTAGTAAGTTTGGTATAGCTGTTCAAGAAGTTGACAGTGGTAAAACTTATATGTTGCCAAAAACTTTTGATAAACGAACAGGAATCATTTATATTGGAGTTGATGAAATCAAAGGCGATATAATTGGTTTAGGTCAAGAAGCAATAACAGCCCCGATCACTGGAATTGCTATAATTTTAATAAAGTAAACGGAGGTCTATTAAATGTTAGATTTTTTGGAAAATTTTGGTTTTGGCAACAAATCTAAAGTTAATGCTGCCAATGCCCAGTTAGAAGAAAACAAGAAAGCATTAGAAAATGCCAATGCTCAAAATATGGGCTACATTAATGAGTATAGCAATCTAATGAATAGTTTGTATGGAACAGCTCCTGCTCAATACCAGCAAGCATTACAGAGATACATGAATGCTGAACCCTACAAATATGGGAAAGAAGCAAAAGATTTCTTTAGTCCTGCGTATGAACAGCGTGTTAAAGATGCCACGAATGTTATAACAAAATCTAATGCCAATGCTGGCAACATGTTTAGTTCAGACTATTTGAACCAAATTAACGCAAAGACACAGGCTATGGCTTCGGAAGAATGGGATAAAGCCTATGATAGAATGCAGCAAGACAGAGCAAATGCTCTCCAGGAATACCAGGTAAATGATAACAGACTTGGAAATATCGCAAGTATGTTGGGTAATGATACCGGTAAATATGCTGACTCAATGGGAAATGTTTATACAAACAAAATAAACGCAAACAATGCTTTAACACAGGGCTTGACAGACTTAAATACTGCAATCGCACAAAATAACTTACAGAAGAAAGATGGACTCCAAGCACTTCTTAATCCATTTGGATAACCTTTCGGGTAAATAAGGAGAATTTATTATGAGTTTTAATCCTACATTTAGTTATACACCGGCTCGTCAATTAATTATTCCAAATACTGGTACTGAAGGCTGGAAAACACTCGGCACTATTTACAATGGTGTTGCTGGTTATATGAGCTGGAAAGACAAAAAGAAACAAGCAGAAAAATTACAGAAAGCTCAAGATGACTATTACGAAACATTGAAGTCTTATTTGAATAAGAAAGAAGAAGCTCCTGTAGCTGCGGAAGAAGTTCCACAGTCCGAAGTTCCACAGGAAGCAGTAGGCGGTACACCAGAAGAAGTATTGATGAATGTTGCGACACAACAAGCAGCACAGACTGGTGGAGATTCCGCAGACTATGCTTACAGAATGGCATTAGCCAAACGCAAACAAGAAGAAGACCAAAGGAATAATTTGGCTCGCTCTTTGATTGGAGGTTAATATGGATGCTAGAGAATTAGTTAGTCCTGATATAACAGACGATAACTTCAAATGGCGTTTTGCTATGGAGAACCTAAGACCAAAATTAGACATTGAAGGTCCAGGTGTTGGTTCTCTTTTGTATGCGATGAACCCAGCAACAAGTGAACTTGGTTTAAAACAAATGGATAGTGAATTGAACCAACAGCTCGCAGCTAATGAAAACTTTGACAAGCGTGGTGATAGAGCATTGAAGTTTATGGAAGACCGAGTTCAGGAAGATATAAACAGAAAGAAAATGATGAATGTTGATGCTGGACACGCAAATAGTTTGTTAGCAAATTACACACAAGCTATACAGAGTGGTGATGCTACTGCTATTGCTATTGCCGAAGATAGAATTAAACAGGCCTTCCCAAATGCTGACAACATTATGAACCAGGCCAAACAACAGGTCGCATTAGGAAAAGTTCAAGACGATGCTTATCTTGAATTAGGCTCTATGTTGCCTGATAAATGGAACACTGGTGCTGAAAGAAAGTCCTATATTGCTAAAGTTCAAAAGGCTATTGACGATGGTTTGATTACTCGTAAAAATGGTTTTGAACTTATTGGTAAAGCAAATCAAACAAGTGATTGGGGA